AACAATTCGGAAAAGACTGGATGGGTTGGATGGAGCCACTTGCTGCTCGGCCGTTGCAGGCTGTGCGAGAGGTGAAGCTCACCTCGCTGGGACTCAAGGATGTGAGCTTCAACGGCATTTTCGAAGGCTACGCGTGCCTGTTTAATCGCGAGGACTTGGGGCGCGATATCATAGTGCCCGGAGCATTTCGCGAGAGCCTTGCGAAACGTGGCCCCGCGGGCATTCGCATGCTGTTTCAGCATGATCCCAATCAGCCGATCGGCACCTGGATCACCATTCACGAGGATGCCCGCGGCCTGTTCGTACGCGGCAAGTTGGCGACAGAGGTCGCCAAGGCGCGTGAGGTCCTGTCGTTGATGAGATCCGGCGCCATCGATGGCTTATCGATCGGTTTCCGCACGGTCAAAGGAGTGCGCGACCCGCGCACAGGTGTGCGGCGTCTGGAAAAAATCGACCTTTGGGAGATCTCGATTGTCACTTTCCCGATGCAACCCGAAGCGCGGGTTTCATCCGTGAAATCCGATCCGTTCGCCGGCCGCGCGCCGACCGAGCGGGAATTCGAGCGCTGGCTCACGCAGGACGCTGGGTTCACGCGCTCAGAGGCTCGCGCTGTGATGCGCGAGGGCCTCAAAGGCCTTAGGCTCCTGCGGGATGCGGAGCGGGCCTCGTCCTGGGAAGAGCGTTTGCTGAGGCAAATCGCCGAAGCAGCGCAGCTCCTCAATCAATCTCAATCTACGAAAGGATTTCGGCCGTCATGCTGAACAATGAAGGGCTAGAGGTGAAGTCCACATCCGCCGCCGACCTCAGCATCGCATTCGAGGATTTTATGCGGGCCTTCGAGGCCTTCAAAGAAACGAACGATCGCCGTTTGTCGGAAATCGAGCGCTATATGAGCGCTGACGTTGTCACCGTCGACAAGCTGGCGCGTATCGACCGAGCTCTCGACGAGAACAAGCGAGTCATCGAGGAGCTCGTTCGCAAAGCGGCGCGACCGCAGCTCGGCTCATCTGTCGCACGCTCGTCCGGCGGCCTCGACCACAAGACAGCCTTCGAGAGCTACATGCGCCGGGGAGAAACTCATCTCCTCCGCGACTTTGAGGGCAAAGGTTTGTCGGTCGGCTCAGATACGGATGGCGGCTATCTCGTGCCAGAAGAGACCGAGCGCTCCATAAACAGAGCGTTGCGCAGTGTGTCTCCAATTCGTGCGATAGCCGATGTTCGACAAGTTTCCGGCTCGGTTTACAAAAAGCCGTTTGCAATTCCCGGCCCGGCTGCCGGTTGGGTTGGCGAAACCGACCCCCGGCCAGAGACGGATGGCCCCAAGCTGGCCGAGCTGTCGTTCCCGACAGCCGAGCTCTACGCCATGCCCGCAGCCACGCAATCGCTCCTTGACGACGCTGCAGTCGATATTGACCAGTGGATCGCAGAGGAGGTCCGGCTGACTTTTGCCGCCCAGGAAGGCACTGCTTTCGTCACCGGCGATGGCGTCAACAAGCCGATGGGTTTCCTCAGCTATCCGACGGTGGATAACGCGGCTTGGACTTGGGGTAAGATCGGCACGATTTCCACGGGCGTGTCGGGCGGCTTTCCCGAATCCAATCCTGCCGACAAGCTGATCGACCTGATTTATTCCGTGAAGGGCGGCTATCGCGCCAACGGCACCTTCGTGATGAACCGCGCGACACAGTCGGCAGTTCGCAAGCTGAAGGATGGGGACGGCACTTATCTCTGGCAGCCGTCGGCCAAACCTGGTGAGCCTGCGAGCCTGATGGGCTTCCCGGTAACTGAATCAGAAGATATGCCGGACATCGCGCCGGACAGCCCAGCAATCGCGTTCGGCGATTTTCGCCGCGGTTACTTGATCGTGGATCGCGTTGGCATTCGCGTGCTGCGCGATCCTTATAGCTCCAAGCCCTACGTGCTGTTCTACACGACGAAGCGCGTCGGCGGTGGCGTGCAGGACTTCGATGCCATCAAGCTGCTGAAGTTCAGCGCCTAGCAGACACTTCGGTCGCCTCGCGAGTGCGCCTCAATTCAGGCTCGCGAGATTTGCTCGCGTGGCCTCCTCCCACCGCGCGAGTGTGGGCGGGGTTGCTCGGTTGGATTTCCGAGCGACCCCGCCTGAAACTTTTTCTGCCCGCAATGGAGCCATCATGGGTCTCGTCTTGACGTCCGCACCCGCGGTCGAGCCGGTGACGGTGGATGAAGCCAAATGGTTTTTGCGAATCGACTACGACGATGAAAATTCTCTGCTTGCGAGTCTCATCACTAGCTCAAGGCTTCAAATAGAGGCGGCACTTGATTTAGCACTTATCACTCAGAGCTGGTCATGGACCTTCGATTCATGGCCGAAAGGAAATGTGCTCGAGCTGCCAATCGGGTTCGTGCGGTCGATCGAAGCTGTTCGGATAACGGCACGAGACGGGACCGTTAATGAAGTGTCTCCGGATCAATTTGTGCTCGAGGGGGGCCGCATTCCTCCCAGGCTCCTCTCAAAATCAGGTGACTGGCCGAAACCCGGCATTCCGGCGCTAGGCATCGAAATCGCGTTTACCGCAGGTTTTGGTTCGGAACCGAGCGATGTTCCGGAGCCGATACGTCAAGCGCTATTGATGCTGGTCGCGCACTGGTACGAGCACCGCGACCCGGCGGAGATCGGAGGGGCGGCGACCCGTATTCCCGAAGCGGTTTCGGCTTTGCTGAAGCCATATAGCAGGGTGCGGCTGTGATTGGTCTGCGAATTGGCGCTTTGCGTCGCCGGCTCCGACTTGAAGCTCCCTCGTACACGTCGGATGAGGGGGGGGGCGCTATCGGAGCTTGGAATACGGTGGCGACGTTATGGGCCGAAGTCATTCCCCTCTGGGGCGGCGAGGAGCTCCGGGCGGATGGTCTCCAATCCATCGCGAAATACGAGGTCAGAATTCGGTACCGGGCCGACATTAGTCCCGAAATGCGCTTCGTTTTCGACGGGCGCGTGCTGGAAATACAGGCCGTCCGCGATATCGAAGGCCGGCGGCGGTGGTTGAGCTGCCTGTGCGAGGAGCTCGGATCATGAAGATTTCGGTTCGAATAAAGGGCCTGGGAAGCCGTCTTGGACAGGCGGCAAGACGCTTTTCGCAAGCAGCATGGCGCCGGCCCTCAGTGCGCGTAACGGCCGGGACAAGTCGAAACCGTATCATGCAGTCGAGTGAGACCAGAAATGCGTTCGGCCAGCCAGGCACTACAGGCCGCGATCCACGCAGCTTTGAGCGCTGATGCTGGGGTCTTGGCGGCGCTTGGGGGTGAGCCTCGCATTTACGACCACGTGCCGCGAAAGCCGAATTATCCGTACGTTACATTTGGACAGACGTCCTTGCGCGATTGGAGCACGGGAAGCGACGTTGCCGAGGAGCACACCCTGACGCTCCACGTTTGGTCGCTTGCAGCCGGTCGTAATGAGGTCCATCGCATTATCGATGCGCTTCGCTCTGCCTTGCACGACCGCGACTTGCCCATCGCAGGACATCGCCTCATCAACTTGCGGCACGAGCTTTCCGAAATACGCCGGGAATCAGATGGCGAGCGATTTTTTGGCACCGTGCACCTGAGGGCCGTGACGGAGCCCCTGAGCTGACGGATCAAACGAAATTGTTAATAGAGATAGAAAAATGGCTGCACAAAAAGGCAAGGACCTTCTCCTCAAGATCGATCGCGATGGTCTCGGCAGCTTCGAGACGGTTGCCGGGCTGCGATCGCGGACGCTTGCGTTCAACGCCGAGACGGTTGACATAACGCACCAGGAATCGGCGGGGCAATGGCGTGAGTTGCTGGCCGGGGCGGGAGCAAAAAGCGCTCGCGTCACAGGTTCCGGGATTTTCAAGGACGCTGCTTCTGACGCAGCCATTCGGGAGATCTTTTTCAACGGGGAGATCCGGTCTTGGCAGATTGTCGTGCCAGACTTTGGGATCATCGAAGGGCCGTTTCAAATCTCAGCTTTCGAGCTGACCGGAAGGCATGATGGCGAAATTTCCTTCGAGCTTGCGCTCGAGTCGGCGGGGGAGCTGACGTTTGCACCGGTGTAACAAGTAGGAGGTCGAAATGGCTAATGCCCGCCGCGGTGAGATTGAAGCCTATCTGGACGGAAAAACTTGGAAGCTCTGCCTTACGCTCGGTGCGCTTGCCGAGCTGGAAGCGGCGTTTGGTGACGAGGATATGCTGGCACTGGCGCAACGTTTCGAAAAAGGGCGGCTGAGAGCGGAAGACGCTGTACGGATAATCGGCGCTGGGCTACGGGGCGCCGGACATGACGTCACCGATGAACAGGTCAAGGCTATGCGCGCCGAGGGTGGCGTGCTCGGCTATATCGATGTTGTGGCCCGGCTTCTTTCTGCAACATTCGGCGGAAATGCCGATACCACAGGGTCCGAGAATGCTGCTCCGCGCCAGGAGGTGCGCGCGTCAGGCCCTTTCCCTGGAATGAAATAATGGCTCTAGGCTTCGGTGTGCTTCGGTTGTCACCGGCCGCGTTCTGGGCGATGACCCCGAAAGAGCTCGAGGCGGCGCTTTCTTTCCTCAGTGATCGGACTTCCATCTCGCGACCCTCCCGCGAGGATTTAGTTCGCTTGATGGAGGCCTATCCTGACGTTTGACTCTTGGGACCACCATAGGTTTTCCGATGGTCGAGCCTGTCGAAACCTGGACCGTCGCAATCGATGCCGATACTTCAAGGCTCCAGCAGGAGCTCGCAGATGCCGCGCGCATCGGTCGCCAATTCGGGACGACACTGACGAATGCTTTTCAAGGCATCGCATTGCGGGGCCGCGATCTGAGTGACGTCGTCCGCTCAGTGGCATCAAGCCTGTCGCGCATGGCTTTTCAGGCAGCATTCCGCCCATTGGAAAAA